TTCTCGGACGTGATTGCTTAGAACACGAAGGCGTTGGTTGAGATGCGTGGCGAACTAAAGGAGAATCGTTGCAAGATGTAAAATGGTGCGCTATTGCACCTGTTAAATGTAACTGTGAAAGCGAAAGAAACTGTAAATACCTTCATAAGAAAAGGGAAAAAGAAACGAGTAATTGTTCAGAGGAATGAGAAACCCCAATGGTGTTGGTGTAAGCCAATAGCCTGTTCTGATAGATGTTTAATCACTGGTAAGTGTACTAATGAGGCAAGTAAATAAAATAATAGTCCACTGCACGGCTACCCCAGAAGGAAGAGATGTGTCGGTTGATACTATCCGAAACTGGCACATTGAGGATAACGGATGGTCTGACATTGGATATCATTGGGTTATTACGTTGGGTGGGGAGATTGAAAAAGGTCGGCATGAAACTAAGCCAGGCGCACACGCAAAGGGTCATAATGCTAATTCAATTGGCGTTGTTTATGTTGGTGGTTGTGATAAAGACATGAATCCAAAGGACACGCGAAACGATGCACAAAAAGAATCTTTAAGGTGCTTGCTTGAAGACTTACGCGAAAGATACCCACAGGCAGTGATAATAGGCCATAGAGATGTCAGCTCAAAAGCGTGTCCATCATTTGACGCTAAGAATGAGTACTCAAGTATATGAGTTCTGCTGAGTCAAAAATAATATCAGCCACAATACTAGCACTCCTTTCTATTATAGTTTTAATGGGTGTTAAAATAGAAAATCTTGAAAGAGAGCCAAATGAATCAAATAGCATTGAGCCTGTTGAAAACTTACGCTCCTTACCTGATAGCATTCCTACTTGGGATGGTAATTGCGTGGAAGGGATGTGGTGATACAAGCAGTAAGCCTGTCACCACTATCATCAAAAAGCCAGTAGCAGTCATAGAGTATGTTGACAGGTGGAAGGAAAAACCCGTTAGATACGTTGAAACGAAAGTAGTTACCGTACATGATACCGTGCAGGTAAACGTACATGATGTTCGCTTAGACACTTTGTTTTTAGTTGACACCATAAGTATTGTTGAGGCTTGGCTTACAGAGGTCGCTAAGTACGACACTACTGCAACGCTAAAAAATGCTGATATCAGGTTGCGATGGCAGAACTACCAGAATGTAACGGAGAACTTAGTAATAGATTACTTACCAAAGAAAGTTCCCTTGAGGTGGGCGTTTGGAGTACACGCAAATGCAGGTCTGATTTCGGATTTCAAATCCAATTATGTACCATTGATGGGCGTAGGTGTTCAAGCCACTGTAAGAAGTAATTACTATAAGGTAGACTATGGGTTCAATGGTGATCACTACATTGGGATAGGATTCGGCAGGAACATTGTCTCAAGATAGTTCGTATCTTTGAATGTATGAGAGCTTCTACATACATCTGCACAAACATTGAGGAAATAGAAAGAGTAAGGGAAGAGAACGACAAGCTTAATCTTCCAAATCCTCAACCACTACCAAAACCAAGATACATAGAATCAGTAGGTTGGTTTCATATAGATGACATAACAAGGGCATACGTCAGGAATATTGATAACGTGTCCGTAGCATCTTTAATGTTCTCTGATGGAACATACATGGATATTAAGATGACCTCTGAAGTAGAGAATATGTTAGACGTTCTTTTTAGAAATACCCTTTAGTCTATCCGCTTCTCTCAGGTCTTTACTTATCATTACCCCTGGGTCTAACTCAAAGAACTTTGAGAAGAATGTTATCTCTATAAGCGTAGGGTAGATTGCGTGTGTCTCACCCCATTCATACAGTCTGCGTTGCCTGAATTTCAGCCCCATATCGGTTAGCCAAGAAAGCATATCCTTTATCTTGATACCTCTTTTCTCGCACATATAGATTATGTTCTTCTTGAACTGTCCTGCGAGTTCCTCTGACTGATCAAAAGCCTCTCTTGTCCATAACTGATTACGAGACTGCATCTTCTCGTATACCTCATCAGTTATCTTCAGTTTTATCTTTCTAGTGTAAGCCATATTTAAAGATAATAAAAAGCCCCATCATTACGACAGGGCTTTCTAACTAATTGATAATCAAGTACTTATCAGAATGGCAATCCAGAATCATCATCCTCATCAATTCCCGCAGCAACTGGCTGCGCTTTCTTATCTCCGCCTCCAAGCATTGTAAGATCACGTACCTTAACCTCTGTAGTGTATCGTGTGTTACCTTCCTTATCTTCCCACTTTCTTGTGGTAATACTCCCTTCAACATACAGTTTGTCACCTTTCTTTACATACTTGGCAACAACATCTGCAAGTTTACCGAATACAACAAGATTGTGCCATTCTGTGTTTTCTTGTTTTTGCCCACTTTTGTCAGTGTATTTTTCTGACGTAGCCATAACCATGTTGACAATGTTGCCTGACTTTGTTTCTCTTACTTCTGGGTCTTTACCAATGTTCCCTAATAATTGTACTTTATTTACCATTTTTCTGTTATTTATATTGACCTAAATTATTTCTATCTCTATTGACATTATTCTCTAATCCGTGGTACCTCATATTTTAATTGTTTTTCTTATGATATTTTCCGTAGCCTTGTCAATGTCGTACATTTCAAGTGCTTTCTCTATTGAACCTTTAGGTGTTTTAATCCACTCTAAAAGCTTATTGTAGTCTGCTGTTCCAGCTACAACCTTTTTCTTATCACCTGCCATTTTCTCAACTGTAGTTGTTTTTCTTGGTGTTGTCTTGGAGTGATTATTTGTTACGTCAGGATCCTTATTATCGTCAATTAGAAGAAGACCGTTCAACGCATACTTACGAGCGTATGATGATGAAGCTCCAAAGCATTGTCCAAGGCTCATACCCTTTTGGTTAGGGTCTATACCTGCCTGTGCCTTTGATGAAACAATCACATCTGGCTTCTTAGGGTCAAATATGCTTGCTGTAGACTCCGTGTATGGGATACCGCATAACTCTCCAATAGAGTCTGTTATGTTAAGCACGAGACCGTGCTTATCAAGTAGTGGCTTTACCGCTTCAAGGATATCCTCGCAGTTACGGTATTTATATCCACCGAATTTGTTGACCTGATTCTTCGGTGACTTCAATTCTGCTTGTAACTTTACTAACTTTTCCATGGTGCTAATGTATTATAATTAAATGATATAACCTACTTCTCTGTCGATTTTTTCCAGCTCAACTCCGATAACGAACTCGTCAGGCTTAGTGATTCTTACATCCAACATCTTGGTGTTATTATTCGCTCGTTGGTAGTATCTCATGTACCCATGCCCAGGAAACTCTATCTTCTCAACAGACTCCTTTCTGAACTCGTTCTTTACCTTGTTCTCAAGTTCACGCTTCTCTTTTTCTAGTTGTTTGATCATTTCCTTAACTGTCTGAAGATGCTGTACCTGACCAAGCAGATCTTCATTTCCCATCATTATCTCCTGCTCTACTACGTGAGTGTCAGATAGGAACTCAGAGTAGTGTTCATTATCGTCAGGTTCAGGTTCAAGTTGCTGTATGACACCCATGTAGTCGTTATACTTCTCAAAGTCATCCTCATCTTTAGCTATCTCAGCATGAATAAGAGCCTGTCTACCCTGAAGAACACGACTCCAAAACTCGTATGTTCTTTCGGCTATCATGTCTACAATATCCTCGTTACGCTCTATTGGAAACACCTTGAATCCTCTTCCATCGATAAGTATGGCTATCTCAGAATAGTCGCACTCCATTATCATCATCTGCTGATGAACCTGTATGATGTACATATCAGGAACACCATCGTATTTCTTGTAGACGAATCCATTCATCGTCTTGATTTCCAACGGACATAGCGTTGTGGTTATCTCGTCAGATAGAGTTCCGTCATCGTTCAGCTTTCGTGAACCCTTCTCAATAACCCTGTCCAGGTTGCAGTAAAGGTGTGGGTACTTGGGATTCTGTACGAATCCAACAAGTTCACTTGCTTTTCTTATGATTTCTCCACGTTCAAAGTTGTCCATGTATCCATATTCAGTTCCATCGTAATACTTCCAAAGATTCGCCACATAAGCCTCTTGGTGTATTCCGTGAAATGCGGGTGCAGACATTGTTCTGTCTGGCTCCATAGTTCCTACCTTCTCGTGGAACAACTGCATTTTTGTAGGTTTGTATGGACTCAATCCACATACGATGGCGGCAGATGACGCTCCTAACCCCTTCTGTCTGTATTCAAACCACTCAGGGGTTCTGTCTTTGATTTTTGTTACCCAGCTTTTCTTCATCCTTTCTTAATTGTTTTAGTATTTCATAATAAAATGATAAAATTCCCCGTGAACCCCTTGCTTTATAAACCGATATAGGTAATTCCTTTTTCTTCATGCTGCTAATTTAATTTATTAGAACACAACCTATGTATGTTCTGCGTATTTCCATTTGAAACCATATGCCTTACCACCTTTCTTAAGAGCTTTCACTATAAAAGAGCTGTCGTTTTTACCAAAATACCTTGCTGCAGATAGGGTTGAGTGAAATTGAATTAACTTTTTATCGTCATCTGAAACCATGATTACCGACTTGCATTTTTTAGTATTTATTCCGTTTCTAATGTCAGAAGCCCCTTTTTTGTGGTTTTCTTCCCAAGTCACTAATTGAATATTGTCAAATGAATATGGTTTATAATCATCAATTCTATCACAAGATGGGGCTTGAAATCTTTTATACCCAGACAAAACCCAATTAGAATATAATTCAATATATCTATCGTTTCCGATAATCCAATCTACAAATTCCTTTTTTGTGTATTCAGGTGGTTTATGTCCTCTATTAATAGAATTCTGAACCTGTGAATGATAAATACCCAGTGCTTTACCCCTTAAGCTTCTCTTGTACTTTTTATTAGACTCTTTTTTGTTGTATTTACCCATAATAAAAATACCCCCAGAACCAAGAAGGCTAACCCTACTTGCTCGGACGAGCTAAATTGGCAACTTGGAACTGGAGGATTTAAATTCGATTTCATTTCAGTAAGGTTAGCGACACAAAGATATAAATTAAAATGGAACTTCTTCTGAATCATCAAAGTCTGTCTTAATTGATTCTATGTCAGTTGTTTCCATACATCAAATTTGTCGTATTCTTTAGCGATTGTTGTATGCCATATAGCCTTACTCAAGGCATTTAAGGCACTCGTTTTTACATTCGCAATATTGTTCCCTGCCATCATATCCATTTGTGCAAGTAAGGCTAAACGGTTCGCTTCGCCATACAACACTAAATAAAACACATAACTCATTTAGTGCTTGTTCATCAGGTATGTGTCCTGCTTTATGCTGTTGTAATATTTCTATAATTTCTTCTTTCATGTCGCTACGTTTTTTATTCTTGTCCGTTACCTGCAAGGCAAATAACGCAATATCCATTTACCAACCTTCCAGTATTTAGAGTAGCCGTTTCGCTCACTAAATAGCAGTCCTCTTTTTTCGTGCCTCCAATTAAATCCCCTGCCAAATATTCTAAACCACCCATATTCAGGATGATGATTAGAAGCCCAGCAGGTAACACCAAATAAACGCAATACATACTGCGTTACTTGTTGGCTATCTATTTTGCATCTATTAAAATCTATTGCTTTCATAATCTTTCGTTTTGTACTGCGTTTATTAAAACCGTTAGGCGTAATGCTAATAAACACATTCAACATCTATTTCGGTTGCTTCAAAGCCTAATCCAGTTTGCTTATCTTTATATTCTTTGATTAATTTTTCAATTATCTCTGTCATTTCTGCTTCTGCTAACACCACATTGGGATTACAAAAAGCACTTACTGTTTTGATTTTAATTTTGTAAACCGTTGCCATAATTTTAAGATTTAAAAGCACATACGCCTAACAATATGTATAGTTAATGGCGGTTTTGTGCGGTTATTAACTGTTATTTCTTTTATTTACTTCTGTATTTATTTGATAGGTAAGTGCTTTAAATCGCCACTAACCATACATTTAACGTTGTGTGTAATTTATTTTTCCCCACCGCACATCTGCTTTTTCAAAGTAGTTAATGGTTCTACCCAAGCCGTTAGCTAAAATGGGATATCAAAGTCATCATCAACAGCATAAGGCATTCTAGCTTGGCGCATCGCTTGACTATCAACAACGTACTCATGTTTGTCGCAATCCAAAGGGTTTATATCATCATCATAAAACCTTCCGTTCATAACGTTGTATGTCAATATGCATTCCCCAGTCGTTCCATTGAGTTCCTTCTTCTTGATTTTCTGAGAGATGAACTGAGATGTTGAGTCTTGTGGCTGTGAGTTGTAATATGGCCGATGGAACATGATGATATTATCTGCCTTGTTGTTCCACATAGCACCGCCAGCAAAGTCATATACCCTCGGACACTTGTAGTCTCCTGTTCTTTCATCTTTCTGTATGGAACTGTTAGGGTGCGCTACGATAACCATGTAGACGTTGTTCTCTAGTGCGAACTTTTTCTGCACTCGGAAGAAGTCTTCTAGAAACTGGTCATCACGTAGATTATTCCGTCTATCTCGGTATATCGCATTGAACGGATCTATCATACATCCATCTATGTTGTGCTTTATCATCGCCTCAACGAACTTTCTGTTGATGTACTCCTGACTCGGCATCTCCTTTTCAGGGTATATGAAGTAGAACTTATCGTTCAGCTTCTCTGCCGCCTTTCTATACTCATCCTCAGACATCTGATTGTGATGATGCTTGTATGGTGACTTTCCTACCATAGCATGAATCAACTGATTGTAAAAGAACTTAGGTGGATACTGCTCTGGAGAGAATACTGCCCACTTATATCCATCCATCAATGATTTCATAAGCATTAGCTGTAGCATCATAGTAGACTTTCCAAAGTTTCCTATTCCTCCAACAATTGTTATCTCGCCTCTACACCATCTGAATCTTTCATCAATTCCTGGGAAGTGGGTTGTCTCTCCTTTCTGATTACCAGAGTGGAAGTCTTTTAACATGTCAGGAAAGATGTCGTTCAGGTATATCACATCTTCAAGCGGACCATCCAGTGACTCAAGTTGCTGCTCAATGCTTTCCCTTGTCACTGTGTGTATGAGTCTGTCATCGTCAGTGAACTCAGCAGTACCGAAATCTGATGCGTAGTTTCTGTAGACAGAGTTTATGATAATATCCAATTCTTTTACAGTGAATGAACCTCCGCAGAAATTGCCTATCATTGGGGTTCGTATCTCTTCTTTCGAAAGCCCAAACCTCAGACATCCGCAAGCAAGCTTGAATACGAAGTTATTACGGTTACCTTCAAAGAATCCCTCACCCTTGTTTATCATCCACTTCTTGAGTTTTTCGTAGATACTGTTCTCGGTTGTTACTTTGACAGGAACAGCATCATACACCTTCTCAATCATCCTGTCATACACCTCCCATTTACGAGCAATGTACATATCTGGATCATATGACTCGAAACATACACGGCTAAGATTCCTCCCTGTAGGGTCAAGGTCTTTGAAGTCCTCAAGCATGGAATCGAAGTGCTGAAGATGTCTTTCTGGTTGCGATACCTCCACCAAAGCTTTAACTCCATTTCCACTCGGAGAAACCCAACAGGCAATCACGTACTTGTTTCTTTTCAGCTCGGACATCTTATCAACTATCTTGCAGTGATCAAAGTCCAAACATATCAGACCAGTGTATGAGATGATGTTGTTGTCGTTACGAGACTTGAACACACCAGAGAACAACGGAGATGGCAGACTCTTCTTAACACTATCACGCTCTTTACCACTACCAAGCCTACGTATCTGCTCAACCTTATCCTTGCTCTTACCTTTCTTGATACGACCAAGAGCCTGACCTACAGTTATCACATGGCTTGAATCCACATCATACAGGCTCTCGTAAATACTTATCTCTCTTTCAAACAGTTTCTTCATGTGGTCTTTCTGTATTTCCATCCTTCACCTACATTGTGGTAAGATGGGTTTCTGTTCATCATCTTCCTTACGAAATCATCTCCTGCACCAATCCTCACTTGCTCGGACAAACTTACATTATTTTGATCACGTACAATATCATAAGCCTCAGAAATTCCCACATACTTCCATCCTGGCTCTAACGGTGGGGCTTTGACAACTGACTTATTCTTATTCTTGAACCAAGTGTTATTCAGAAGAGCCTTCCAATTATCAACCTTAGAACCATCCTTTACAACCCATCCTCTTACAGTGTAGTGTGCGTGGAATTTCTCTGCAATGGATTGAGGATACCCACATTCTACAACATACTCGATAACGTCATTTATGCTTGGAGCATTTATGTTATTTCTTTCTTTTTTCCCTTCTTTTCTTTCTTCCTTTCTTCTTATGTCACCCCCTTGCGTATCCACTTGCGTATCCACTTGCGTGGTACTTACTGTTGTCTCTTGTGTTTCCTTTGTGTTTCCTGAGTGGTCGTAACTATCGTATTTACAGACAGTTACGAGTGTTGTTGAGTGTTTCCCATTTCCTATTGTTTCCTTCGTTATCAAACCCTCTTTCTCAAGCATATCCAAGAACCTTACAACTGACTTCGTTCCTGTCTTAAAAATGCTTGCCCAAGTCCTTATACTGTTAGGTGATTGACCACGTTTTATCTCATAGGTATTGTACCCAAGTGCCATCTTCCTGTCCGAGTAATTCACATCAAGAAGTATGGTCAACCACCACTTCAGTTTCTTCTCGTCAGTCCACAACCAATGCTCGGTTATGTTCCTGTCAATTTTAATCCATCCCATAACTAATTATTCTAATAGGTCGTTTATCTGACTCTGAATGTCAATCTCCTTTATCAGCCTGGATGAGTTAATCACCGATGCAAGAGCTTCCAATAGGTCTAATGACGCATCCTTTATGTCATCGTCAATATTTGATCCACCTGTTGATATGATCGCTGATGATAGCCCTAAAAATATTGTGTTCAGTGGAGTGTCATGAATATGTTCCTGTCCATGCATACCGAGATCAATCATTCCATGTACTAATTTCGATAGTAACTTGTCTGCTTCTTTTTCTGTCATCTTAATTTATATTAGTCATTGTGTATATTAACATTACTGTCATTACGTTCATCATAAACCACATAGGGTATGCATACTTCTTAAGTCTTAATGTGTTGCGTTTATCCCAACGTCTAACTTGATATCTTTTCATTTCTCGTTTATCAATTCGTTCAACTTTTCAATCGCTGCGTTACGTGCTTCTTGAATTGTATCTTTTAAGCCCGTTTCTGAAATATAACTGTCATTCCTTTCGGCAAAATACCACTTAAACCCAGTATCTCTTTCTTTAGTCCAATCGTAGTATGGGGTGAAGTAAATATCATATCCCAAACTATCAGCCCAATCTTGGTAAACTCCCCATTGAAATGATGGATGAAGCGCACTAAACCATTTGGGATAATCAAAATTATATCCACCTTGATTGTGCATTTCGTGGTCTAGTAACCACTTCTCAAACTTTTCTTTTGCTTTTTCTGTTAGTTTCATTGCTCTGTTTTAGTTCTTTCCAATTCTCCAAATCTGCGTGTGTAACAAGATTGTTACTCATAAGGTAATTACCCTCACTTCTGTCTTTAAGTAGGAAGTTACCGAATGATACTAGGTCGGCTTCTGTAAGCATCTCATCGTAGCATTTGATAAATCCATCTCTTAGAAATCTTACCCGTTCTCGTTCCCAATGAGTATTATGATCTGGTTCAGGATACAATTCCAATGCTCTTTGCTCTGCTTGTTCTTTTGTCATTTTATCTCTGTTTAGTTTTAAAGAATTATACCTGCCAATTACAGTAAGTATTGAGTATTAATATTGAGTCCTTTAGACTCAACAAACTCCCTTGCATATTTATTACAAGGATTAAGATCTGATTTTATATTCTTTTGCGAATAAGGTTTCATTTGACCTATGCACTCACCGTCTTTAATGATAATGTAGTGATTGCTCTCCGTGTAAGTATTGATTACTTTGGTATCAGAATACCATCCACCTTTTAAGGCTTCTTTTTCTCGCTTTGTGTAAGAATAGGTAGGTATTTTCAATGCAGTAGCCTTGAATATAGATTGAGGTTTTGACAGCTCTCCTCCAAAACATACTGTAAGGTCTTCATGATTAAATCTTGCTGATCTTGCCATTATCCGAATTTACCATGTAAACATATAGAGCCTTGTTCTACTTTCTTATCAGAGGGTAGCATTACTACCCGTGCTTCTTTTTTCATTTTGAATCTGTTTGGTTAAATGAATTTACTAAGTTAACAACTCATTAACATACCTGACAAACATTGTGTCTTTTATATCGATAAAGTCATCAGCTTTATTCCTCCAATGCAGTAATGTTGTCCTATCCTTATCGAAGAACTCTTTAATTGCACACTCCATGCTTGATGTTCTACCATACTTTATCTCAGAAGCCTTGTAGATTGCCATCCTCTTAGTTGTGTTCTCAGGTCCACGTACTTTATTCTGCTTGACATCATACTTTATCTGACTGCACATATCAGCAATGTCCGCCTTGATAACATCAACTTCCTGTATGTTTATAGACTCTGGAATGTATATCTGATTCACTCGGTCTATCAATATTTCAATGCTCCTGCCATCAACACCGATCATATCCTTCCACTTTGTAAGTATATCAATGATTGCTTGTTTCTCTTCTTTTGTCATCTGTCTATCTCTATTAGTATTCCCTTGTTGAAGAACATTAAGTCTCCGTGTTCAAACTTTCTTGAGTCTCGCAAGTTAAGTATTGTCATTGCAAACTCATAAGCATAATCGTAACTATCTGCCTTTAGCACTACTTTATTACCAAGACATTTGAATGTCTCAGCATCGGGGTGTTCTGCCGCAACCCTTACTATTACTTTAACCTTTCCTTTCATTTCGAGTATATAAACATATAATAAATAGCTGGTAAAATCTGTCCTCCTACATATATGATGTAGAACCACATCTCAATTTGTTTTTGTTCTTTTCTGTTCATGTTTCTTGAAGTAACCTTTGTACGCTTGTTTTGTAATAGAACTTTCCTCTTGATGTTTTGTAACCTGCCTCATTTAACCTGCAAGCAATAGTACAATATCCAATACCCTGCCTACGCAACTCTTGAGCGAAAGGTCTTGCAACATTCTTGTTTCTGTTGTTTTTTGATTTATCCATCCAAGCTTCGATAGCAGGAACAGTATTAGGATTCTTGCAACCTCCAAGCTTTGTGATTTTGTTGCCAGCTTTGGATGTGTAATAACCATCACGCTCAATTATCTTCTTGATTGACTGAGCAGCAGCCTTGTTACGTTCTGATATGATATCAGCCTCATGCTCTGCTACAGCTGCAAAGAGATGTATGGTCAACTTGTTAGCGTGTGGCATATCGCAACAGACAAAGTCAACGCCTGATTGATAAAGACTTGAAACGAAATGTACGTTACGAGATAGTCGGTCTATCTTGGCTATTACAAGTGTAGCACCCTCATCCTGGCATCTTTGTATTGCCTTTTGAAGTATGGGGCGTTTACCCTTACTTGTACCAGATTCAACCTCAGTGAACTCTTCAAGGATGACATCGTTCCTGACATGACCTTGAACCATTCTCTTCTGAGCATCAAGACCAAGACCAGAATCACCCTGCTTGCGTGTTGATACTCTGTAGTAAGCTACGTATTTTTTCATGTTATTTTTCATTTTCGTAAAAATCATTCATCTCATATATAAAATTCTCAAGAGTAAGAATGTTGTTGTAGGAAAGAGATATGTATTTATAGTCCGACACATCAATCTCAATAACATCCTCTTCACTTATAGTGCAATTTATACCATCAAGTTCAGCGTCAACTATTTGAAGACTACCAACCCCCTCTTCACTTATAGTTATTTTACCTGAATCGGGAAAAAGAACCTTATCTATTTTTATTTCGTTTTTCATAGTTCCATATTTTTCATAATGTGAGTAATTACATTTATAGTCCAGCCGTTGCCAAGCATCTTATAACGCTGAGAGTTACTTACCAATTGCTTACCGTTCTCGTCAAGTACAAGTGTGTGTCGGTCAGGAACGGTCTGAAGTCTCTCGCACTCAAGCGGTGTGAGCTTGCGCCAAGATAGTTTCTTGTCTTCGTAAGCATTAGGGTAACGACCAGGTTTATTCTCGCTAAGTACATTGTCCTTCTCTACTGTTGTCAATGTTCCTGACTTATCAGAATTATGCTTCACTTGTAGACACTGAGTAATTGGAACATCCTTGTTATAGTCATCTCTTACTCCACGTTCATTAAGTCTTCTACCAACAATTGTAGCAGGTCTTACTACAACGCTATCCTTTTGAACTGTGGTTATTGAATTGGTCTTGTCATCTTTCCTGACCTCAAGACGCTGTTCTGTTTTACCATCTTCGTTGTACCTACCTCTTATAGCTCCTCCTTTTACGTCTTCTTCAAACTCACCAACATTTGTTCTATTGGCAAAAGACGCTGTAAGTGCGTGTGACTTACCATCTTCATGGAACACTCTGTCTTGCATATGCGGTTGCTTACCACCTGCGTCCTTTGATGGGTTTATTTGATTTGGTTTTGATGGGTCTATTACCACCCCCATCTCGTGACTTGCGGCAGTAAGACAGTTAGACTTGTCTTTCATTGAGCGACCACGCCTTGTCTTTGAATTTGGAAATGTAAGATCAAGACCCTCACCTTCACTTGCTTCAGCATAACCTTTCTTAGTAGCCTCTGGGTGTCGGAGTTTGTCATCTACCTGTATGAGTGTCATACCGTTGTTACCAGCTCCCTTATACATGGTGGCTGTTGTGCATAATGACTTACCATCTACATCTTTAAGATGTCTCTTGTTTCTTTCGGTATGCTTCACTGGCTCTTCTCCTGCCATACCATACTCAAGTATATCTCTAAGCACAATTCCTTTGTCCTCAGGTTGAGTTACGTTAGGTATGTTAGTCCAATACAATCTCTTTCTTGTCTGAGCGGAAACTAACGCTGAATTTATCTTGATACAGTCCCATTCCACTATTTCCCCTGTTTTTTTGTTTTTGAATTTCATGATTTCTTTTTTGTTATGTTTTTGTATACTTTAATTATGTAGTTAATGAAGTCCTCATAGCTTGACTTGTTTTTCAAGAAGTTGCATTTAGAACAACATGGCAAGCAATTGTCAGTAGTATACCCTAAAGAAGAGTCCATCCTGTCGATTCCATTGCCCCTGCTTTTAAGGTCATAGTCAATAGAGTACCCACCACAATAATGACAAGGTTCAGATGTTATTGATTTAAACTCATTTGGAGATAGATTGAAATCAATATTTCTTCTCTTTGCGTTGTTCCTATATTCAGGGTATCTTTTAGACCCATGTTTATAGTTGGCGTTGTTAACACCAGACATTTTTTTATTAGCGCAACTACTGCAAAAGGTTTTACCGCTTTTATTGTATTCGCTATTACGTCTTCCAATAACCGAAGACAGCGATGTTTCTTTTACAGCCCCACAGGAGTCGCACTTATAATTGATTTTAATGTTACTTGTCTTGTGTACGTGTAGGATATCTACTAATATCTTAGACCCCCTTTTTACACGCAAACGCCCCCTATTATCTCTTGAGTATGGTAGTGTATATCCGAGAGATTCGTAATATGGTTTATTACTACCAGATACAGTGACGTAAACTTCTTTATCTATTATCATCTATTTTAATTAACTCGTTCCTGTAAATATAAACAATTAATCAATCCTCTCCCAATCATTACCGCTGGCAGTGATAAATAGCGTTTCTGTAATTACATCTTGATACTCCTTCTTCATTACCACGTTCTCAAGAAGAAAGTACTTTGGCTTCAACTCCTTAACAAGCCTGACATATTCAAAGAACAATGCTGACCTTGGATCATCAAAGTTAAGTTGTTTACCTGCAAACGAGAACCCTTGACAAGGACTTCCTCCTATCACTAGATCTATCTTATGACTACCGAAAGTCTCCTTGGTAACGAACTGAACATCCCCTAATTGTATGGTGTCAGGAAAGTTATGTTGTGTTACCTGCATTGCGTACTTGTCAATCTCACAAGCAAAGTACTTGTTGACCTTTACGCCTAATTTGTCAAGAGCAATCTGCCCACAACTCATTCCATCAAATAGTGATAATACGTTTATTCCTTCTTTCATTTGTTTGTTTTTAAAATGTGATAAATTACTTCTTCTTCAGTTGAGAAATATAACTGATTAGGGTTTGCATCATAATCCTCCTCTGACACATCATCCCAACAGCTAAGCACTGCGCTTATATTCCCATTGTTTTCTTCGATTGTCCAATACTCATCCCCATCTTTGAATGGGTAGTTTTTCTCTTTGTTCATGTTGTTTAAAATGGTAGTGAATATTCTTTGTTTACATTGTAATCAACTCCGTTCAGTTTGAACTCAGTCAACGTGTTGAAGTTCAAGGTACGATATGCTTTCTTACTTACATCGTACACAGGAAGATAACCACGCTCCAGGGCATTGTACTTTGCACCCTTACCGTTGATTACTTTCTTTACAACCTTCTTACAGGTCATCTTTCTTAGGGATCCATCTTTCTTAATGAACCTGACACTAAAGAACCTACCATTATTAAAAGATAGAATCTTACCCATTGCTTCTGTTGGTGTTATTGTTCTCATTTTTTTTTGTTTTTAGATGATAGTGTTTCTCTTTTGAACACTTGATTTTTTTTGTTTTGTAAGCTATCAATAAAGTCAAGCACCTTGAGTGCGACCATATAAAGCGTAAGCGTTATCATCTTTCTCATGCCATTTTAGGTATTACAAGTGTGAATGTTGCGGAGTCAGGAGCGTACAGTTCTCCGTTACTTTTGCGGATGACATCCCATGCTACGTAGTCCGCTACATAGGTTGCGAGTAGCATATGAAAACTAACCTTGTCTTTCTGATAAAGGTCATGAGTGTATTCATCATGCTTGTATTCCATAACGCACTCTTCAAGAACAATGTCAATGTATTCTTCTACCACATCAATGTCAAACTCCACTGACTCAAGCGTGGTAGTGCATTTGATATCGTCTGCGGTATTCCACTTGTCAGGATGACACCACTCTGAGTTCCAATCCAAATTCTCCAGGATGTCCTTTACTTTCTTTGCTGTTATTTTCATTTTTGTTTATTGATTTTGTGAAGACCAAGTCTTCGGTTAAGTTCTTTCGTTTCCTTTGTGTCAATATGTTCCGCACAACACACCCATACATCACGTTGTCTGTACAAATCCTCTGCATAGAATTGTTTAATGTGTTTGCTGATGTCTCTTAGTGCTATGCTTCTTACATTACTCATGTCCGTAAAATTATATTGTTCCTGACTCTAAATTGTCATCTATACGACATAATCCAAAAGGTTCTGCACATAGACCATACTCGAACGTATAGCCTATGGCGTTAACCTCACTGAGAAACTGCTCGCATTGATCATAGGTAAGACCGCTTCCAGCTTCAATCTCTACCCACTTGGATACCACCCCTTTAAGTTGGGGTGGCATCTCATCGTAGTGTTCAAATAAATCTATCATGCGTAAACCAATTTTCTTTTATCATTCTCGTATCTATCGATGATGTTAAAGGCAGTGAGGTTCTTCTTGTAACCTCCACCGAACATCAGGTGGTGTTCATCTGACTTCTCCATGTGGTTGGTGTAGTATGTCACCGCATTGAACAGACCCCATAGCGTACCACCTTTCTGTGATGTCTCACGCTCCAATGCTTGCTCAAAGTCAGCTATCTGATTCTTCTTACGTGTGCTAACATCAGACTCCTTGGTGTTCATGTCAACTTTGAAGACATTGTGCATGACACGTTCAAGTATCGTTCTATCAATATTAACCTCAGTGAACCTCTTGAACTTATCCATCAAATCAACATCCTCATCCATTGCCTTGCGAAACTCAGCAACAGCCATTGCCAGGCGGTCACTTGCAGTCATCGTATGTCTGAACTTACTCAGTTCTTTCATTGCCTTGTGAAAAGTATTACTGCAACTGATAACAGTATTACTGCTACCGAATCCAATGGAAGATGTACCATCATGTGAGTTGAGGCAAGTGATGTATCTCTTCAGCGTGTCAGGACCAACGTGTTCATCCTTTAACGAGAGCTGATAGAATATCTTCCTGCCATCTCTAAGATCACCACCCCTGAGTTGACCACCGAACAGTTCTTGAATACCTACTATGGTATCAGCTAACTCAAAGTTCTGCATTGGCATATACTGATTACCAACGCTACCAAGCCATCCATCGTTATCAGACCTGAACAGTCCGAATGTTTGTGTTGGCAGTTCAATGATGCCATCATCAGTTATCTTGGTAGCTGTCAATGGTTCTTTACGAACAGTCCAATTGGTTTCTGTGTCGCATAATAATTCGAATACTCTTTCTTCTTTTGTCATTTTGTTTTTATTTAATTGTTTAGTTGTTTACTTATTTCATTAGTTTATCTAACTGTGCTTCTATTTGAATTGATGAGTCCCATTTATTTTGTGCATAGAACCACACGCCACCGTATTGAGATACTTTTAAAAGCGTTACATCGGCTCTCCATTCTGAGAATGGCTGTTGGTGTTCATCTAAAAACTCGTAATCGTAAAACGGAATAGATACCGATACCTCATTCTCTTTAGCATACTTTTTATGTCTATTAATGGTAGCAATTACCTCTTCCGTTAGCTTTACTTTGATGAAACCTGGATCGCATATAAACTCATCGCTACTCCACTCTACATCTAATAGTTGTTCTGTTACTTTTGTTTCAGTTGTCATGATCGTTTTATTTAATTGTTTAGTTGTTTACTTATTTATTTGTCTTGTGCTTTTACGGCCAATTGGATTAGCCTTGATTTCTGTCTGTTGTCGGCAATACAATCCTCTATGGTGTCATAATGCTTAGAGTGGTTCCCAGTGCTATCGTATGTGTAGATAGATGGCTTGGTGTATCTCGTTAAAGAAAGCATCCCCTCTCTTTTCACACCTACTCCTTTTAGTTCGTAGTATATTCTCAAGTCGCCAATATTCTCGTCACCAATCTTGATGTAGTGTCTATTGCCACCCACCCCAATGTCTCTAGTGATCGTAAGACCCAAAGACTCAACGTCAGGTTTTAATTTATCAAAGTCAATACAAACTTGTTCGATCAACAGTTTCCTGGCCGATTCTGTAGCCTTGCGAACCTCTAGTTCTATTTGCTTGTTGCCATTCACAGTTGACAGGATTTCCCCGACATTTATGATGTTGCCACCCTTACTGCTGATGGCGTTCATTTTCTCAAAGTCTGCCCTCAGGCCTTCGATGATTTCTATTTGACTTGTTTTCATGATTATTGATTTACTTGTTTATTGTTAATGTTCCTGACTCAATGTCATCTACCTGACAATTGTTTAAGTAGTTGATAAGATTCACCACGCAATCATACGTGAGTCCGATATCATCATCCCATATGCCATCTTCAATACCAAAGACATCCTCCTCTTTGTCTCCATCGAAAATATCAACCCCAATTTCCACTGCCGTCTTCATTACTCTAGAGATAACAGGTATCAACCAATCCCATGATGTGTCGTATGGTAGACTATCTTCGTAGAAGAACACCTTATCGCCATCATTTTTTACCAATACGAATCCATTAGGTTGTAACGATCCCCTAGTCTCCACCTTTTTAGCCCCCATGAACTGGGCTATCAGTTTATTTACGTTTTCCATTTTAGTTTTGGTTTTTAACTTTTAATGTTTCTACCTTCTTCTACTGTTTCAATAATGGTTTCAAACACATCGTAATAGTGGTTGAAAATATCCTGTGCATCTTCGTTATAACGGGTGTCTCCATTATCATCTTCAACGTAGATGTTTTCTGGTCTGTCTTCCCATTCTTGCACCAACATATAGTGCGCTAACTCTGATGCCAACTCTAATTTGTTTACCGTTACTTTCATTGTTCCTGTCTTATTAAGTGAATACTATTCTAATTTTCATTGTTTTTTGATTATTTAACTTTTACTACAAATCCGCTTGTATCATTCTTTGCCTTACCTTTTGCTCTAAGACCTAGCACTACACCTGACACATCCAACATAAGGTCATCTCGCTCATCTCCATCCACCACTTTAAACCCATTCCAAGTATCGGGTAAGACATTATCTTTCTTGGTGCTGAATACTACTGCACTATTAGCACCTCGGTGCAATGCATCAACGCATTCTTTTTCATTCTCACCAGAGTATGATAGTGTAACCACATACCTATGACCACTCGCTAAGTATCTTTCACCTGCTTTCTTAGGGTTCTTAGTGTAGTCGTAGAATACTGTATTCTTATGTATGCCTTCTTGCTTTATTAGACTTTCAACTAATGGTTGATCGCTTGTTCCATTTAATCTTACGGCAAACTCTTTACCCTTACGGTAATGAAACTTGGAACTACCATTGATTTCTTTGGCTAAGTATTCTAAGAACACCTTTTTGTTCCTGACATATCTAAGTGTACGTTCATACCTAGACTCTTGTACGTTCTTAAATATTCCCATACCTGCTGTATATAAACAAGCAGCTCTACATCCCTTTGTTGCAAATGGACACATCTCCTTGCCTTCCACAGTTGTCGGTGTCATGTACAATAGCTTTGTAGGTCTATCGTTTTTCTTTGTCTTGGCATTGCTGTTGCCGTTGCTGAGTAACTTTTTCATCTGTTCAGTTTTTTGTTGAGTTGATACTTGTAAATGATTTTTTTCTTTTTGTTCCTGACTAATTAAACACAAAGTTGTTAAGTAACTGAATAAGCAGGAACATTATACTAATCGCCACTCCTGCATTTATGGCTTGTAGATCTTCGTTTCTTTCTTTCATGGCTTAAATTCTTTTAGGTTTTACACCAAACGCAATGGATTTTACTTCCTCTTCATTTAGTCTATCATGTAATGTTTTCCACAGTTTTGTCCTTGTTGGTTCTTTGCATTCTTGCTCAAAGTATGTTCGTCTTCCATCTTCGAGTTCAAAGTAGAACTCCCAGTTTCTTGTTGGCTTGCTCATCTTATTCCTGCTCTATTAAATTGTTCATATACTCCATTAACACTCTACTACTACAGAACTTCATTTCTTTGTTCAGTTCTTTTTCGATTTGCTTCAAGCTGATGTCTTCACATACCAGCTCATCAATCAATACTAATGTTTCCATTTGTTTTCTAATTTATATGGTTTCTATTTCTTATTTAGCTTTGAAACCTTATCCATCCACTTGGCTACATCATTAGTACTTTGCCATCCTATTACATCATCGCCATCCGATAGATGAACCCAATCGCCATCTTCACCCCAAGCCGCAACTTCAGCGTTTGTTTTACCGTTCGAGTAATTCATTTCTGAAAACTGCACTGAAATTGTATATCCATTCTCAAACTTCATTGAGAATCCATTGTGATACTGATCACTTTGAATTTTAAATTCACTCATGATTTCTTTTTTCTTTTCCATTTTAAATGGTATTAAAAAGGTCGCACCAATTACGATGCGACCTTTAAAGGTTTATATTTCGGTTTATAATTATGCGGCTTTCTTTACAACTTCCATTGTCTTTTTCGCTTCGCGCTTCTGTTGTGTCTTAGCTTTCTTTGCCAATTGTGCTTTAACGTTGAACTTAGATAACATATTAAGACCATCCCAAACACTGAAGAACTCTTTGCCTTCCTTTGCTTTCGTTCTAAATTCTGCAAAGCTAGGCAATGTCTTTTTACCCAATACTTCAGTAATGGCATTCTTTAGGTCACCTTCAGCCGTCTTCAGTTCTTTGTATACCTTGCTTAATGTCTTGCTTTCTACCTTGAAAATAGCATTTGCCAATCTTACACTTTCGTAGTTAGTACGTGTTTCTTTGTTGCTCAATGTCTTAATAGACTCTTTTGCTTTGTTGATTTGATTGCTCATGATTACTTGTTTTTAGTTATTGTTTAGTTGTTTAGTTGTTTAGAGAACGAGGTGCAATCGAATGCGTAAGCCTATAGCTTCCCCGTCCTATTATATTACGTCAACACTTTTGTGTCGGTTAAATTCGGTAATGTCGTTTTTATAGTTGATACTAAATAGCGCGTCAACTCTTCGCGCTTCGGAATAGTTAATTTCCCAACAAAGTATCCGTTCCAATATGGTCGGTGTAATTTCCCCTTTGATGTTCTATAGGTATATTGCTGCATACCTAACCCACTGACATTTCATCGCGATATTATCGCTCATGTCTTTAGTGGTAAATCGTTTTTCAGCACAATGGCCTTGCTACGATCCAAACCAATTCCCATACGTCAAACAACGAACTCAAAGTTGAATAGACAAGATTGTCTTGTTTGTCACTGGGACGTTTCTATTCACTCACAACCAATAGAGTTATTTCGCTTGGTTGGTTTTTATCTCTGTCTTTCGACACAACAATGATCGAGGATTAAAACGACCTAAAATGTCTTCAAAATGACATTTATATAAATCTGGTAAAAATAAATCGTAACTAACTGATTTTCAAGTAGTTACAAAAAGTACACATTGTGACATATATGGTCCCGTTCAACAACGTACAAACGCCTATCTAAAAGCATAGGTATTCACGCATGATGCATGCGAATAGACAATATTCCTGACGTATCCAAGAGAAAAATAAGCAAATGTCAGCAAGACGACAATAACATAGCACACACTCAGCCAATACACCTTGCTGTAAGAACAAAATCGCATAACTTTTTTTTTATGATATGCACTACCAACGAGAAGAGAAAATGCTTTAGACACAATGTTATTGGCACTGATTACGTTCCTGACAAAAACAAAGAAAACACAAGGAAAAGTTATGAACAAAATACATAACAACATATAACCAAAGAGACATAACCAACAACGCGCAAACGAAAAGTATAACAACGTTGAAACTGAAGTTAAGATAGCACCTTGTTATGCATAGTATTAACATCGTGTATTCGATTGAAGCAGAGTTTTACAACATCGAACACACGACTATGGATCTTACTCCAGGCTGCACTGTGTTACAATTCAGATCTTCCAAAGTAGGTAACAAGGTAAACACGATTTAAGGTAGGTAACGAAAGGCTGACGAACGTAACCGATACGTGTCAACAAAGTGTAATGAGTATGCCGTATATCGGTTACACGATGTTGGATTTGATTTTGGAATTTAGACCCCACCCTAAACAGAACGGGGGGTAGGTTTTGTGAGAGCAGTCAATCGCCCATGGTATATATACACCACCCCCATGTACCCATTTTCTCATACCCCACCTCATTTGACCCTGGGGGCTTTTTTGTCAGGAGCGTTGTCAATTGAAAAATAATCATTTACTTAGCGGTTTCTAAACAATAACGATGACTGTAGGTGAATTAAGAAAGGAGTTGGCTTCCATTGATGACGATGTTCTGATAGTAGGTGTTTTCATTGACAGGGAGGCTGAGATTGTCATCCAGGGTGACTCTATAGAGTTTGTTGCTGGGATAGAGCATTCAACTGATTCTGTGATAATGGGTGTTTCTGCTTTTGTTGATGATATTTTTGACAGATGAAGCCACTTATAGATTCCTGGGTAAGTAGACTTGGTCTTGACGATTGGAGTATCCGTACAGAGCGTATAGACCCAGATCAGGTAGAGTACAATGGAGAGGATTACTTTGTAGGGATAGAGAGGGACTTTGATGGCAGGAGTGCTGTCATTTACCATGACATACCTTTGGATGAGGAGTCCATAGTGCATGAGTTGTTGCATATAGTATTCCCACAGGCTGATGACGAGAGTTATGAGGAGTACGAGGAGTTCATAGCGCAGACCACCTGGGATACAATGGATATGGTATTTCAGTTGTATCCCACTCAGCATAGAAAAGGATACGATAATACTGTATGAAATGAATTAGGATAATAATCTGCCGTCTATATTTTGATTTTGTTCATTCTTTGTTCCCCGCCCTGGCAGATGGCGGGGTTTTTTTATTTGAAAGCTTGCGTGGTATTGGAATATTTATTTACTTGCGCTAAAATTAAAAACAATGAATGTAGGAAGTTTTGAGATTACCAAGTATGACTTTGAGCTGGTCGATGGTGACCCCAAGATAGTCATATCGATGGTCAAGGTGCTTGATAAGAATGGAAAGTACATCAAGTTTGCCAAGTTGAAGGACGTAGAGAGATATCTGCCTAATTATCCAGTAACATTTAAAAGCAAATGACACCACGGCAACAGGTTGAAAAAGTATTATCGTCTCTTATTGAAACATTTCCTTCTGGGAATGATTTCCATATACCATATATGGAGAGGATGGTTCGGGAAGGAAGCATATCCATGGAAATGGCGATGATCCTGACGCATATAATTGAGAACGAGAATTGCGTATACATAGTAAAGGCTGACGGAACACTGAAGATATTGGAATGAAAGTAACGCTAAGACCTGACGAAATCACAGTTTGTGAGATGATAGGAAGAATGAGAACATTGATAGCGAGAAACGCTGGTGTAAAAGATGCTAAAATAGGAAGCCATGATGGTATGGCTGCTGATGTTGATGGGGTAATTGCTGAGTATGCCTTTGCTAAAAAATTCAATGTATTCCCAGATATAGGTTTATCTCCGAGAAGCGGAAGTTGCGATGGGGTATATAATAATTACAGGTACGATATAAAGTCTACGAGGTACAAAACTGGAAAGTTACTGTCCACGATGAAGGTTAATCCAGATGTTGATATGTATATACTCGCTATAATTGAAGATAACACGGTAACATTTGCTGGGTGGTCTTTAAAGGATGAACTCATACAAGAGTCCAACATCAAAGATTTAGGTCACGGAAAAGGTTATTGCTTAGCCCAAAATCAATTAAGACCACTATAAACAAATAAGATGACCGAGACTGAAGAATGCTACCACAACGCCTACCAGCTATTGATAGGTGCTACAGACTACGACATATAACAGAGGCTAGTATTAAGACAGGAGTTAGTGCAGGCTCAATACATAATAATTTAACAGGGTTAAGTAAATCAACAAAAAAAGGAATATGGAAAGTTTACAAATTAGAGATTTAAGAATTGGTAATTGGGTTAAATGGAATTACGAGGAGCGTTCAGATGGCAATGCTTATCCTGTTGAGTTTGGATATGAGTTAGATGACATTAAGAACAATCCAAATATTGTTAAACCAATTCCACTAACAGAGGAATGGTTGAAACGGTTTGGTTTTAATGACGATGGATTTAAGCAATACGAATTTATAAACTGGGGCATAAAGGTCAAGAAAGATCCACACGCAATATCTGAAACTAACTGGATTGTGTTTCATGGATTTATGAATCAATTTTCAGAGCTTGTAAGTCTGAAGCATGTCCACCAACTTCAAAACCTTTACTTCGCTTTGACTGGTGAAGAACTCGAACTGAAACTATGAAACAAAGGGCAAGCACACTTTGGGAGTTCACACGTAATGACCATGCCTCTGCCTAAATGTAGAACAACGGCAAGCGTATGGAATCCCTGCGGAGTCGAAAGGCTTTTGAGCCGTTGCTTTTACTCACAAATTACTTAGTAACAAATTACTTACCTAATGAAGATACGATTTTACAAACAAAGCTGTCAATTCACACTGATTCCTACAATTGTAATTACCTATGACAAATGGCTTAATGGTAATTACGAAGTGTTATTTGTGTGGTTGGATGGTGGAATAGAAATAAAATTTTAGATATGCCAGATATTACGATGTGTTCGGGTGAGAAATGCCCACTGAAGCAAATGTGTCACAGATACACCGCAAAACCGAGTAATTACCAATCATACTTCATGAAGCCTCCTATAAGCGAAGGTAAGTGCGAGCATTTTTTGAAGACAGAACCAAATAATTGCAAGTATGTAAAAAGGGAAGGTGAAAGCTGTACCCTGAATGATAACTGTACATACCCTAACTGTAAAGAATGAAAGCAGTAGCAATAGACCCAAGCCTAAGTAATACGTGTCTTACGGCTTTTGATATTTCTGGTGACAGGATCATTGTCATTGACTCAGTGACCATAACAACCGAAAAGAACCCTAACAAGAAGATACGTGCATCCTCAGACCTTATTGAGAGATGTGTTGACCTGTACAGGGGTTCAAAGCAGTTCATAGAGCGTTACGTTCCTGACATCATATTCGCAGAGACACCAAGTGGAAGTCAAAGTGCAAGCGGGATGAAGAACTACGGTGTAAGTTGTTTCCTGCTTGCTTCATTACCTGACCGATGTATGGAGGTTACGCCACAGGAGGTAAAGATGGCAAGTGTAGGAAAGAAGAACGCCAGTAAGAAGGAGATGATAGAATGGGCCTATGAAAAGCACCCAGAGGCTCCATGGCTTATCAGGAACAAGTTTCCCTTAGTGAAACAAGAACACATGGCTGATTCGATAGCGGTGATGTATGCAGGAATGCGAACAAAGGAGTTTGAATGGTTAACTAAAATAAAGTGATATGTATGTAAGTAAAGAAACAGCAACTGCACAGGAAATGAACATGGTCATATACGAATTTGATCATGGTAAAAAGAAAACATTTGATACTGACGATGACAATCTGAAAAAAGCTTACGAGAATACGTTCTACGCCACCTGTGGGTATGACAGAAGTTGGGATAAGTTGATGCCCGTTGTTTTAAAACTGATAGGTATGAATAAATTCTTTTTTGACAACGATAAATATATTGGATACAGGTGCGATATCAATCATGAACATGGGGTAGGGGAAGAGAATATTATAATACGATTTAATGTATACAGACCAGATCGTAAACAATACATTTATGGCGGACTGAAATTTGATATGGATCCATTAAAGGCAGTTTACTACTCAGTATATGACTCAATAAAAAAGATGCAATGAAAAAGAAACAGAGAACGCACTACTATGGCGTATTAGCCACGTACAACCCGTATGACGATACATGGTATGCCTTTCATAAGGACGATATATCGAAGTATTTTACGGAAAGAAATTCAATAATAGCTGGATCGGCAAAGGACCCTATGTCAGCAATAAACGATTACCTATCTAAGAAGATAGCCATCAGCCTCTCTTAGGCTGTCGCTTCTTTTGACCTTTACCCCTGGCACGAACATCACCTGGCGTGTCTTTCTTAGAGCCTCGGTTTACGGATCGGGGCTTTTTTACTACCCCATTCTTTGTGTGTGACATATCCATGCCATCACCTTTCTTGACGGTTCCGTTCTTCATGGCTTTTCTCCTCTCCTTGTTCCGACCTGCACGTTTTTTCTTCTGCTCCTCAGATGATTGGAACTTTTTGTACTCAGATTTGTAATCTCGCTTTGCCATATAACAAAGATACGGTATATTTGGAGAATGGAGAGCAACACGACAAGTAGGATACATGAGGACCTGATAGCCTCAGACATCAAAGGAGCGAGCGAATACGGAGTAACAGTAGATCGACAGGATTATAGCCACAAGGACTGGTTACAGGAGGCTTATGAAGAAGTCCTTGATACCGCCAAGTATCTTAAAAGGGCTATAGATACGTCAGGAACGTCATCACCGCACAGGGCTGCTGTGGACATCCTACTTGAATTAGACGCTGGGCTGAACACTGAGATAGGAATTGAGACAACACCTGCCGAGAGAATGGCGTTCAAAAAAGTATCCGTACTGATACTTGAAAGGTGTAAGAGGATAGACCCTGAGAGATTCGCTATTCCCAGCCAGACTCAAGGATAGTAAGTAGCATTACGAGCCTCTCGTAATACGGCATATAACCTTTGTTTCCAGAGTTAGCCTCAAGTATTTTAACGTGAGTGTCTATCATCTTACCAACATTGGTTATGGTAGACTCTTGGTTTAACCTTACTTGGTTATCCATATTGACAAATGGCTGAAGTCTCTTCTTCAGTTCCTTAAAATTCTTCGGTTTATCCATTGTATGTAAATATCATTTTGTCTCTGAATCCTCTTCTTGTGTTAACGAACTTCGGTAGTGAGCATACGAGTTTGAAATTACACTTTGTAAGCAATCTTATGATAGGTTCATTATCGCTTACAACCTCTGCATACACGTTCCTCCATCCTTGTTCAAGAAGAAAATACTCCATAAGTTCAATTCCAGCTCCGCATCTCCTGTAATTCGGATGCACACACATCGACACTTCCATGTTGTGTAGATTGCTGAACATAGCACCTTGCAATCCAAGTATGACCCCAATGATTTCTTCGTCAACAACAGCAACATAGACATGGCAATTAGGTGAAAGAACCGTCCTGGATATAGCACCGTGTGCATCTACAGCGTCTATCATCATCATACCTGACTCTTCAGCGCACATCTTGACCAATCCCTCTATCTGATAGCCCTCGGTTATCTTGGCTTTTCTTATATCCATTTGATAAAATTTTGTTTGCTAATTTAGTAATAGTTTCTACATTGCGGCACAATTTGAAAAACAATTATAAACCACTAACTTTAGAAAAATGGAAAAAGAGGGTGCGGTAAGAAATGAAGAACTTAAAGAACTTAGAAATAAGGCATTGGAGATATCTCAAAAGTATTCTCCAGATCTTAATGAGTTACAGAGGGTTGTAATAGACAGGAGTACCACTATTTACGTTAAGAAGGATGCTGATCCTGACGAGGCAAGAAAGAGATTCATAGAAAAGATGCAGACAAGACAGTACGACATACGATACAAGAACTACGATGTTAGTGATGAGTGATGAATTGAAAATGACGCTATTGAAGGAACTTATGTTCGGAAAGGATGTGTGGGATCACGAGCATCATGAGCAGATAATGATGTTACACGACTTCGGATTCGTAAAATTGTATGATGATAATATGCAGTTCGCTGCAACGACAGAGCTTGGGATAGAGGAACTTTCAAGATTGATAAAACTTTATTTTGTATTTCTCAATTGAATTATTAATTTTACACCGTTCAATTTTTCATGGTCTGCAAGAACAACAGTTCCGTTTTCTGATTTAGTGGTTAGAAAATGAAAGCCTCCGCAAAATGTGGGGCTTTCTTTTTTGTATATTTACTACATGATACCAAGAAAGAAAAAGACTTGTAAGGAATGCGGTAATGAAGACTACATCTGGAGTAAAGGAAGATGTAAGCCGTGTGCGTCCATATCGTACAAGAAACCAGGACCATCGAAGAATGTAAAGGAAAAGATAGACCTTGACACCAAGTTCTACGAGGAGATATGGTCTGAACGACCACATTACTGCGAGGAATGCGATAAGAGCCTTGGAAGTAAGTGGGAACGATATATGTTCTCCCATATCCTATCAAAGGGTTCTCAGCCGAAACTACGGCACGTTAAAGCCAACATAAACATCCTTTGCCTAGAATGCCATCAGAAGTGGGAGTTTGGAGATAAAAAGAGCATGGGCATATATCCTGTAAATGAACAGATCATAGACATACTCAGGCAGAGTATTTTGTAATTCATTAATTTTCAGTAACTTAGCGGTATAAATCACAGACAATGAATAAGAAAGATTGGAAAGTGGTCTATTTCAACCGTCCTGAAATACACAAGAACTGTGTATGGAGCGATGGAAATCGTTATTTTGATGGGTTTTTAGGTTCTGATAATTCAGTATATAGAAATACATCTGGCGTACCAGTAAGGGAGCCAGATGCCATATATTGGGTTGAAAGACCTAAGACCTTGTCAGATGATGATGAATAGATCCTGAGTCCAGCATAATGGCTTGTAGCCATCCTCAAAATCTCCAAGTACAAATCCTTCGGAGAGCCAAAACTCATTCCCTTCACCATCAAGGTCTTCACACATGAAGATATTCAGATCCTCATGCTCTTCGTGAGCCTTTAAATTAAATATCGTCCCTGGATTCATCCACAGGAAACTTTTTTGTAATATTGCAGTCATGGATACAAATATAACACAAGCTTTCTTTGAAGCAATAGATTACCCTCACATTAAACACATTATCAGGACCAATAAGAGTATAAAGTCTTACTGGGGAGGTAAAACGCCATCAATAGCAGACCTGAAACGTGTAATAACGAATATGTGGAAGAGGGTGTCAGAGCATGACGCAGCAGAGGACTGCGTGAACGGAATAGTGATGATAAAGAACGGTAAGAATGTTAGGATTGATTTTCTTTACATTTCTTACTCTTTGAAGATGTCCGAACAATCTTCATCAGATAATCAGGAAGATGTTCAGCAAGTGATTGAGCCTGAGAAAGAATCTTCTTTGACTCCTCCTTAATATCGTAACTTATTACAATCTTCTTCTTTTTGGGGTTGATTTTTATTTCCATATTATTCCTGATGCATAAAGTGTTAATAGCCAAATAGTTGCAGATGCAAATATAAGAATAAGGATTTCAATAACAGTCCTTATGGCTAATCGTGTTTCTTCAGACATCATAGATTATGGGTTATCCTGGCTACCTGTCCGTGTTCCTTACTATGGACGAATGCCTCAACAGCCTTCTTAGCACCTATGTATCCATTTCTATGATGCCAGGAGTCTGATGCGCTTGGTGTTCTCAGATACTCCACCGTAACACCTATGAAATCCTTTCCAGACATGAACTTGTATGTTTGCTTGTGGTGTATGTGATGAAGGTAGACGTACCTCATAGGGCATTTTACCCAAAGCTCTGGTGCTTCCTGCGCCATTATCAATGGTAGATTATCCAGCTTTGCTCCATCACCATGGTTTGTTCCAATAAGGTTAACGCCATAGGAAGTGTATTTGCGATGGGCTATACTTACATCGAATGTTACGTTTGGATGATTTCTGAAGTAAGCTTCTACTGTCTGAGCCAACATCCATCCTGACATATAATCGTGATTTGATGGATTGAATATAACGTGTACGTCAGCTACTGGTATCATCTTCTCAATAGCCCTTACGTACATCATCTTGGCTTCAATGAATGCATCGTGCCACATTCCACTCGTATCCTGCGGTGTTCCACTCGTTGTTGTTCTTCTAGGCGTATCTATGTGAAGAACATCATTACCTATAACGAAGAATATCTTGTCTATACTGAATCCGATAGCCTTTGAAAGTATTCCATCGATAGCATGATCCACTTGACTTACAGCCTTATGCATATCGTATGATTGACCTGTCTCTATCATACTTAACAGCTTCCCAACGTGTATGTCTGCTGGGTCTATTACAAGACAATGAGGGTCTGCTAACGGTTTTCTTATTATGTGTTCAAACTTCGGTGACCATTCCTTTATGTCTTCAAGTATGTCACTGAATGTATCCTCAATTATTGACTGACTTACACCAGCGTTCTCTTTTGTGACAACGGAGAACCTGAACTCCCCACTTGCAGATTGCCAATGTTTTACAGACACTACATCTGATTTATCTATTCCACGCTCTGCAAGATGTACATCAAGTGCGCTATTCCCGTTAATGTTTGTAACAGATATTCCTCTGTGTTCATTTATCAGGTCTATCTCCTCTGGAGAGAGTCTCATCCTTTTGTTTGTCATGTCGCTAAATTAATATTTTTTTGAATAAAAAAAGGGGCAGCACCCGAAAGTACCACCCCAAGGAAGGAGAAAGGAAAGGAACGGTACAAAGATAGTAATAATAACAACAAACCTACGTACCCTTCCTACTACCAGTATTCGCTCCATGAATACCAAGTGGAGTTCCGAAGAACTTCTTCATCTGTTTTCCGCAGCACATGAAAACAGGCTCTTCATTCATTCCGTGAACACGGTCTTGAACCGTCTTACATTTCCCTTGGCACTTATAACTGTATGTCATGTTTTAAATTTTGTGCAATGTATAAAATCATAATGTCAAATCAAATAACTAATTTTGTAACAAAGTAAAAGCTTAATGTCAGAAAGGAATGGACCAGAAATAATCATCAATGGGAATCCCAAGCCACCAAAGTTCGTGTGGGAGGGTAAGCCTAAGATGACAAAGGCTGAAGAAGCCAAGTGGTGGTTACAGGAACAGGAAAGATGGGTTGAAGGACACGCAGGTTTGAAGGGTCTGCATTACTTCTACCTTACACAGATAAAAATAAAACAACCAAGAGGTCAACTGATACATCCGTGGTGGAGGGATGTTGATGAGTGGGTTATCGATGAATACTACGAAGCGACAAGACTTGGACAGGATCTATGTATCTACAAAAGAAGAGGTATAGGTCTTTCTGCTCTTTTTGGGGCAGGAGTGTCGTTATGGAAGGCAGTGACAAGTCCAGGTTCGACATCGCTCCTGACATCTAACAACAGGAGCAAGACGGAGAAACTATTCAACGAAAAGGTAGCGGTAGCATACGACAAGCTTGATGAATGGATAAGACCAGAGAAGAAGTCTCAAAGACTCACTGGTTACATGACCATTGACATCAAAGACCACGAGGGGATGACCACTGGAAACAACTCCAACATCCTTGCGAGGCAGACAAGTGACTCAAGAAAGGATGCGTCCAACTTTGAATCTGAACGTGCTGCACACGCATTCATCGATGAGCTGTTCTTACATGACTTTGCATCAGAGGTGCGTCAATCGATACAATCATGTCTGATGGATGACTTTGAAAAGATAGCCCCTGTGGTATTCGGTGGAAGTGCTGGTATCGTATCGGAAGAGGGCATCAAGGAGGCTGAGTTGATGTGGAAGGAGGCTGAGTCTTTAGGTGTCAGGACTGTTTTCATCCCAGGAACAATGGGTATCAGTAAAGCACCTGAGTATGATGATAAAGGAAATCAGACAGGTAGGTTCTACGACTTCTGTCCGAACGGATGGTCTGATCAGGAAGGTGCAAAGGAATGGATAGAAAAGCGTAGAGCATATCTTGACAGGAGTGATGACAAGCGTGACTACATTGGTTTCGTGAAGTCTTACCCGATGGACATCAACGACATCTTCGAAATGAACAATGTCGGTATCATTCCTGAAGACATACTTCCAAAGATAAACGCTCAGAAAAAGGTCATCGTAGAGACACCAAGACCAGTGAACACATACGACCTTGTTGAACAAGGTGGAAGAGTTGTGGCTGTTGCGAACAACAAGGGTAATTACACCATCTTGGAACACCCTGTCAATGGGGAAGAGTACAGAGCTGGAACTGACCCTATCCCAATGGTTGATACGGACAACATGGACACTAAGAAGGCATTAAGTACAGGCAAGCGTTCTGTTCATTCAACAATCATTAAGCGACCAAGCACACAGGAGTATGTTGCTTACTACCAAAGAAGAACCAACGACCCTATCACAATATATCAGGAGACAATGCTCCTGCAACGCTATTACAACGACTGTAAGAACATGATCGAGCGTAACGAAGGAAGAGTTCTGATGGATCAGTACAGACAGTTCGGTACATGGGCGTACATAGCTAATCAACCGATAATAACAGGAGCCAAGTCATTTGACAGAAAGGCTGCTAAAGGATTCCACAAGGATAAGTGGAACAGAGATACGATATACAACTTCTTCTTTGAATACCTGAGAAACAATTGTGATAAAATATGGTTCTTAGACATCATAAACCAACTACCAGATTTTCATGTAAGCAACACCGACCTTTTGGATGCGTTGGTTGCCTGTGAACTGTATGATAGGGATGAATATAAGAAATCAGAGAAGAGAGTATCCGTAAAATACAAGGAAGTAAGCTATGTAACTACCGATGAATCAGGCAGAAGAGTAACAAAGTGGCAGAAAATTCCGATATTTGAAGGAGGTGACGTAATTGCACCTCCAACTGGAGTAGGTATATGGAACACAAGAACGCCAAAGGAAGAAGTGTAAGGTGGGTAGGTAGAGATGGGAACAACAAAACAGGTGAGTTCCTTGCGGTAGGATACAAGGGTGATATAAACAATGGATTCAACACTTACGCAATAATAATAAGACACATCGATGGGAGGGTATTTGAACTTCCGTTTTCAGCTTTAAAATTCATAACGGATGATACTGGACAATAGTCACGAAATTGAAATAGTTTACGATAGACCAGATGGCTATTTTGATAAGAAGAAAATAGAAAAGGATTATGGGTCTATTGAGAACTGGTATGCTCAGAATGTAAGATACATAGCTACCCACTACAACATAGCATCAAATACAGATGAAGTAAAAAGAGAGGGAAAGAGAAGTACCAAGCGTTGGGCTGAAGAGTCTCCAGTTGATCAGATCATAAACAACTACAGGTACTTCATGGGTACGCAGGAGAACTTCAACTTCGCATACCTTACGGAGGATGAGAAAGGTGGAGAACTTCCAGCCCCTTACATCAAGGGTGAGCAGATATTTGAGTTGATAGAGTATATGCGTGGTGGCATAAGAAAGGTACTCAACTCCACAAAGGTCACCATCGAAAGCCTTGAGCCTTCCAAGATATCCAAGAAGATGCAGAGGGTTCAGATGATAAAGCTGAAGAAAGACCTTGCTGAGTTCTTCAATCAGACACAGGAGAAGTATGGTATGGGGTTCTTCCCAGAGGGCATAGGAAATAATATCGACCTTGATGAGGCGGTGGAGAAGGTGATGAAGTCCCCTATCGATGAGATGGAGGAGTACGGTCTTGACCTGATCAATGACATCATCAATAGAAATAGACTCAAGGATCAGATGATGCGTGCATTCACTGACTGCGCCATAGGAAGATACTGCGGCATCTATGTTGATGAGATGCACGGAAGACCATACACAGAGGTCATCCCTCCGTATAACCTCATACTTGATTTCAGTAATGACTCGGACTATAACGAGACTGCCGAGTTCGTTGGTTGGGTATCTTTCATGACACCTGAAGAGATCTATTACAGATACGACCTTACGGACGAGGAACGTGATCTTGTAAAGGAGATGTCCGTAACTACACCTGGAATAGGATTTGAACTATTGAATCACTACAACGGATCAAGTGGTTCTGACATTGGTTTCAATTGGTGGGGTGGTCCTGATGGTAGAAATTACCGACAGGTAGCTGTTGTTACTGGTTTTTGGATAACAGAGGTTCCAGAGACAAAGAAGTTGAAAAAGGAAAAAGGTGAGGGAAAGGATATTACTCCTATCCACGGAAACGATTCAGAGCGATACTCCTATCTTAGAATAGATAAAGCCACGCTAATAGGAAACGCTATCCTTACAGATTATGGCAGGGATTATAACGTGGTGTATGACTCAATGAATCCAAGCCGTCCTATGCTACCTGTACGTACATTCATCCCAAACATGATGATGGGAATGAACCGTTCTGTGGTTGATAGAATGAAGAAGCTACAGGATGACATTGATGCCTACGAATACAAGATACGTCAGAACATCGGTAAAGACCTTGGCAATATACTGTTCGTAAACGGAATGAAGGTTGGCGCAGGTGACTCTGTAAGGGAGATCATAACCAACCTGAAGAAATATGCAATGCACGTTACTGATGGATCAGATGGTGAAGACCCAAATGTACTTGATGGTCAAAGACTTGTAGAGAAATTGGATATGTCTCTTGGTGGTAATGTATCCATCTATGTTTCGTTGATACAGGAAAAAGAACGAATGATGAAGGAGATCATCAACGCTTCAAAGGTTTCAATGGGGCAGTTGACTAGTTATGTCGGATATGGTTCACAGCAACAGTCAATCAGTCAGAATCAGTTAGGTATGGCAACATACTACGATGGTTTCATGACATACTACACCTACCTATTGCAGTATATCCTCAACAAGGCAAAGATTATGTTGATGGACATGGATGGTGAAGAGGCGGCAGACGTAATGCTGTCTGAGGACGCTATCAAGTTCTTCAAGAACACCACAGAGTTCCAATTGGAGGACATGATGGTAAAGGTTGATATTGAAGATATGATAGACGAGCAGTCAAGACAGAGACTATTGACAATCGCTCAAGCCATGGCTCAGAATGCAGATAAGACAGGATTCGATTGGGATGACTATATCGAACTTGAAACTGCACGTACATACACTGAGTTGAAAGACAAGATGACCTTGAAGATCAAGAAGCGTAAGATGCAACAGCAGCAACAGCAGCAGATGATGATGCTTCAACAACAGGCAGAACAAGAGCGTCAGCGTCAATTCTCAATGCAACAGCAAGAGATGGCAGAGTCTGGCAGAAACGCAAGAGAAGAAGCCAAACTACGTCAGAAGACAATGCAGCCAGTTGCAGACAGAGAGGCAGAACTCGCATACGAACAGGAGCGTCAGCAGATGCCTCCTGGAGGCGAGGGTGCATAATGTTGTAAATCAATAAATTATATATAACTTTGTAAAATGGAAGAATTAAAGGAAGAGGTTGTTCAGGAAGAAAACAATGTACAACCACAAGAAGAACAGGAACATGGTTCTTTGAATTATGATGTTGAAGTATCTCTTGAGCAGGAGGAGGAGCAATCCATCATATCTAAGCTCATGGAGGAAAATCCAGGCATGGAAGAGGAGGACCTTGCGGATCAGATCGAAGAAATGAAGTCAAAGGTGCTTGAGGATAAGAAGGCTCAAGCAACTGATGACCTGAAAAGAATCGATGCTGTGAAAGAACGTGAAGGTAACTCTGAACTCTCTGATGAAGAGGCTTGGGAGATCGTACTTCAAGAGGAAGAGGAGTCTAAGCAGGAGTCAATCCTGAAAGACCCGTTCTCATTTGATAGCACTCCTGACAAAAAGGTAGACACTAAAGTTGATGAAAGCCAAAAGCTTCAAGAGATGGAGCAGAAGGTTTCACAGGCCGAAGCTGTATTGAACGACCCTCTTATAGATGGGTACTTGAAGTTCAAGCAGTCTGGTAACGGTAGCTTCAGAGACTACATGAAGTCTTTTGAACTAGACAAGGATTACGATGCCATGTCTGACAAGGAGATCTACAAGATGAGTGTGAACGGTCTTGGTCTTACAGAAGAGGAGGTTGAATACGAGATGGATAGATTCGATGACCTTTCTCCTGTTCAGAAGAAGCTTGAGACACGCAAGATGCGTGAAGACCTCAAGAAACAACAGGAGGACAGAATCAAGAATGTTGCATTTCAGACAAGTGAACAGTCTGTTGAGCAGCAGAAGAGAATGCAAGAGACACAAAAGAAAAATCACGAACAATTCGTTGGGCTTACAAGGTCAATGGTGAACAAGGGTTATTACGGTTTAAATCTTACCGAAGACATGACCAAAGCGATCCACGATCATGTGACCTCAGGAAAAATAGGTTTCGTCAATGCAGATGGTACTGTGAATGTCAACAAGATGTTTGACTTTGCCGCATGGGATCTGTTCAAGAAGGATGTCCTTCAGAACAAGGTACAGCAGGGTAAGGTAAAAGGTCAGAAGGCAGAGTTCATCAAACGTGCTGCACCGAAAAGGACTGGTTTAAAAACCACAAAAGTAGGAGGCAGAACGAATGATTACAACGCATACCTGAAGGCAAGAGGCGATGCCGCAGGAAGAAGAGGGGTTAATGGAGGGAACATAACTCTTTAAAACAAAACTTAAAAGAAATCTAAAATGGCACAAAATAGCCCTTTAAACGTAGCAGACAACCTAACGGTTCGTTCGTTGTCTGACCGTAACGATTTCCGTAACGTGTATGACCTTTCTGGAGGTTACAACAAGTTCGGAATGATCGTTAACATCTTGAATATGCCTTTCGGAGGCGGTAAGCAGTTCGATACTGACAAGTACGAGAAATCAGTAATGGGTCGTGGACACGTTATTGCTCAAGTAGCTTCAGGATCAATTGTAGGTAACACACTTGTACTTACACTTCAGCCACAGGGAACTCCTCCTGCACCAGTTGACACTTTCCGTGTTGGTGACGTTGTAGTTGCTGCTGATCACAGTGTATCTGGTAAGGTTATCGCAACCACTCCAGGTTCAATCACATTGGAGGCAACTGAGTCTACTCTTGCTGCAATGAACACTGCGTTCTCAACTGCTGGTACTTACGTTAAGGTATTGGGAGACAGCTCTCCGAACTTCTATTCTGATGGAAAATCTCCACTATATGAGTTCCCTGAGTTGATCTACAACTACTCTGCTGTTAAGCGTGATACTTACTTGGCTTCTCGTAGAGAGAACATCAAGTCTCGTATCTACTACAAGGACAAGTTCTGGGGAGATGCTCAGTTGGACTTGATGGTACAGCGATTCCTTCGTCAGATGGAGAAGCAGATGTTGTTCTCAAACCAAGCTCAGTGGACTTCTCAAGTAGGTGGTCTTTCTGACATGAACGGTGGTGTTCGTTGGTCCATCATCAACCGAGGTGGTGAGTACCTTCCACTTGCTTCTGCTTTGACTCAGGCTCAGTTCGACAACTTCCTTGCTAACGTATGGAGCCGTAAGGCAAGCCGAACTACTCCTATCACCTTGTTCATGGGTCGTGGAATGATGCAGCACATTCAGCGTAACTTCACTGATGGCTACATTCTTAACGCTGGTTCAATGAACACTTTCGGTGGTTCTGAGGTGAAAGGTGTTGATGTACGTATGTACACTATCGCTGGTGTTGAAGTTGCAATGGTTGAGCTTCCAGTTCTTAACGATACTGAGTTCTTCCCTGAGTTGACTTCAGTTGCTGGACTTAGCAACCCATACCGTCAGCAGCACACTTGCTTCGCACTTGACTTGGATCCTATCGAAGTTAAAGGTGGAGGTCTTGCTCCTGCTATCGAAAAAATCTTCCGAGGACCATCTGAGTTCTACTGTGGTTACATCAAAGGTATGGCTGATGCAGGTGTACCTACTGTTGATAACTTCGCAGATTACAGTGTGGATATCGTAAGTTCAGTAGATGCTCACAGATGCGACATCATGGCTGATAACGGAATCGACATGATTGGTAAGTTCAGTGGATTGATTGAATTGGTAGCTTAATTTATAAACTCTTAAAAACTTAGAAAAAATGAATCGAGATATCAATATTATTCTTACTACCGCTGAGACTGTAGCTACTGCTGTAGACTTCGTAGACGGTTTAGGTAGAATCCGAAAAGGTGTAGGTACAGACTCTGTACAGTACACTTTTCCTTGGAAAAAGCTTGGTGCTGTGTCTAAATCAACAGGTGCTGCTGGAACCGAAGGTATTGTAACTGCAACACCAGGTACTGGTGCTGCTAACACAGAGTATGCTTTCTTTTTAACTCAAGAAGTTAGCGGTGAATTAATAACAGAAAGAATCACTTGGGTAAGTGGAGCCGCTACTCCAACTCCTGCTGAGATTTGTGATGGATGGAGAGATGTTGTTTTAGCACACGTAGCTGCTGGCAGACTTGCAATTACGGTCCCTGCCGCAGGTGCAAATACACTAATTCTTCCTGCTTCTTCAGTTGACAACTTCAACCTTACAGGTGTTAGTGGTCCTCTTGGAGCAGCCGCACAAACTGCTGCTCCTGTAGCTCCAGTTGGAAGAGGTGCAGACCTTCTTGCAGATGGTATTGTAGACTCTTTCCCTGCTGTTGGTTCTGCTGCCGCACTTCCAGTTGTTGGTCTTTCTTACAGTGAGTACACCTTTGAGCTTATGGCTCCTAAGGGTAACGGAGGCTTTAACGAGCAAACTAGCGACCAAGCTGTTTCTTTGAAAGTTTACGCTGACGAGGGGGCTGCTGGATGGGGTGGACTTGACGCTGTGATTGACAGTATTATTGATGGTTCTTACACTGCTGCTGAACTTTTGGGTTCTAACGTGTAATAACATTCAGTTATTTAATTTTAAAAAGAGGTGGCATTTTGTCACCTCTTTTTTTTATCTTTATGCTGTTAATTAACTAATACTTTAAAATGGAAAGAGAAATTGCGGTGATAAAGCCGAAGGGTGTAAATCACATTAAACAAGCTGTAACGCTTACTGCGACATACAACTTGAAGGGTAGAAATATCTCTCTGAATCAGTACGGAGAGGTTAAACCAGGAAACCTTACCAAGAATCGAGGAGACATCAGATTCGCAGGAGAACTTGCTACAGAAAGCAGGATTTTCGGTGACTCATTCGATGAGGTTGAGGATCAGGTCAATTTTTGGTTGAACCACCCAATGGTAGAGGATGTGAACGGATCTGGAAAGGATGGTGCAAGGTTCACAATTGAGATCATTGAGGCTACCAAACAGAAGAAGCGTTCTAAGACCGTTAATGTAAACCGTGTAGTATCAACAGTTTACGGAATGACAGAGGCTCAGAGAAAGGATGTAATGTACTTCTTCAAGCAGGATCCACGTAATGTAAGTGATGATGATATCACTTTGACGCTTGTGGATATTCAGGACGGTCTTCTTCTTAAAGAGCCTAACACATCAAGATTCATTGACACATTTGGGTCACTTAACAAGCAGTCTGTTGCCAATAAAGTTGAGATGTTGGTGTATGTGAACAAGGGAATTGTATCTGGCTTTGTTACAGAAGATGCAGATAAGTTCTATATCGGTGATGTTCTTATAGGTAAGGATGAGGATGACATTGCCCTGTTCTTCAAGGATAACCCACAGATGTATGATAACCTGAAGCGTTCACTTGCGAGTGATGGTGATGACACGGCATTCAATGACCTTAATGAGTCTGATGACGATGACTTCACTCCTGCCGAAAGAAGAGCGCACTTCATGGCACTTTACAAGAAGTACAAGTTGAAGGGTAAATTCCCAGCAGATCTTGACAGTGCAATTGAGCGCATCCATAAGTATGAGGAGGAGAACGGTATCGAACTGAGTGAATAACCACTCTTCGGATAGTATCCGTTGACAGACCCTGACCCCGTAAGGTCGGGGTTTCTTTTTAAGTGTCCGTAACAATGCGTATCTTTGTTCTATGGTAACAGGATTAGACCTTAAAAGATTATTCGAGGATAAGATAGATAACAGCTACTCGGATTACGTCAGTGACCCTAAGATGCAGAGGGCGTTTGACAATGCGTTCCTACGTGTTATAGAGAACAAGTACAGGGGTCTTGACACTCAGAAGGAGTTTGACGAACTGTCTGAGCTTTTAGTTATTGACAGGAATGTTGTCGTTAACAACAATCGATTCAGAACAAAACCCATCCCATTGGATTCTGTTACTGGTACAACTTTT